TCTTCCGTGAGCGAGTCTTTCTCTGAGTAAGACGTAAGCCATCGGGGGTCGCCGGCCCCCGGTGGTGGCCTATCCACGGTAGTATATAGTCTTTCTCTTTCTTTTCTCTCTCTTTTCTCTCTCTCACCGTAAGGTATATATATGATGGTAAAAACGCGCCCCCATGATGAGATGGGCAGGTAGTATATAGTCATTGTGGGCCGTGAGTCCCCGGCGATTCGGCCCATGATGAGAAGGGCGGTCGGTACATAAACCTTGCGAGCCTGATAAATTTAGGTATCCCTAAAAATAGGGGCCGCCGACCTAGGGCCGCGACGGGTTGTCAGCCTATAATACTTCCGCGTCCGCGAGCCTTGGAAAAATGCAAAAAATCAGAAAAAATACCCCTTGGCGGGGGTCAGGCCCCTCGCATGGGAAGAGACCTAGTATATAGTCTTGCGGGATTCCTGAGCGGAAATCATTATAGGCATACCCTACTTTCGGAACATCATGGCAAGCGAAACAGCGAACCTTGAAGCAACACCAGATAACGCCAACCAATGCGACGATTCATGCATAGGCTACTGCACCTCCTGCGGAGGTGGTGCTTGATGGAGCGCATTTATGCCGCTGTCATTTCGGTATTCCGCACAATTGGATATGACGAGGAAACACTCTATTCAATCGTCGAACTGTTCACAGACCGGACAGAGGCTTACTACTGGATGCATGACAGAATGGAGTCCGAAGAGTCCAGATACGGAGGACCGCACAATTGCCACATATCCGGCAACATTGATTCGTATCAGATTGACGACATCAAAGACTTTCAAGACGATTTGAAAATCATACGACAAGACCGAGAAATCCAAGAAGCACGCCGAAAGAAGGCCGCTAAGGGGGGTGGTTCTGCCTGAACCCCCACGGGTAGCCCCGGGAAAAAAGCGTCGATTCTACAGCACTTAGAGGGCTAAATACGGGCGGTGTAAAAAGTAAACTGGATTTTGGTACCTATCAGCCAAAAACAGTGTCTATGCGTGCCACCACACCGCTAACCACCTCAAGCGATTTTAGAAATTTTTTCCAAATTTTTATCACTGGCTGTTATCATTTTGCCTTTTACGCTAACTCTTGGGTTGCCCTTCCAGTTACCGCCATGATACTCGTACTCTGACTTCAGTGGGAAGTCCCAATCACGAATCCAGACCTTCTGACCTACGCCCTTGTTGTACACACGCTCGCTACTTACCAAGCCCTTTTTCTCATACTTGCGCATGATAGCGCCTACCGAGAAGCCATTTAACTTGGTCCAGTGATTGCTGATGTCTTTATTTGCTAACTCTGCTATCTCACCGCTTGTCAGCGGCTCTTTGGCCCAATGGCTACATAGAACCTTCTCTATCGCCAAGGCATATACCTTGCGCCTCTTCTGTGGTCCATGCCTACGACCCTTGGGGTCCTGCTTGTTAAACCGCTTGCCTGTCACTTTGCTTACTTCTTTCTCTTTTCTTCTTGCCACTTCATCCTCTCCTAATCACTCTTCCGCCAAGACCGCCTGTGTCTCGACGCTGTATACCGCTACTTGCTCCCCCTGTCCACTCACTCTTCTTCATAGTACCCATAACCACTGGCATTTCGGGAGTCTTGTATGTAAACTGGTCTAGCGCATGTGCCATAGCCATAGCACAGTCGTTATGCCTACCTAAGTCCACAATCAAACCCTCTCTCCACGCATGACTCTCTAGTTCCTCCAATAGTATATTAACTTGTTGCCTTGTTGCATCATCACCATAGGGAAAACAGACTAACTCGCGCTCAAACCACACTCTCATTCGATTCATCAAACCCTGCTTTAAAGTCCTGTTGCTGACCTTACTAGCCTTGTAATCTATCACCGCACCCTTCTGTGCCAACAAACTCTCGTACATCTGTTGAAACCCTACAGACTCGACAGCAAACGCAGGTGTGCCATACCTCTTACTCCACTCTATTATCATATCCGCTTGTCGTGCAGGTGGAAAGTCGTTCCTACGCCATATGTCCACAAGGTGTATAAACCCATCAGAGTCTTGCTTGAGACACACCATGACCGAGTAGTCCTGTCCTAGCCCCTGCGAAGGGTCAAATCCAACTGCATATTTACAGTTGTCAATCTTTTCTTTTATCATAACACTATCCATGTCCAGATTCTTACGTGTTACGTTTCTGGGAAAAACAGAAGCCTCGTCATCAATGACCTTGCAGAGATACTCCTGTACGAAAGACAACTCACCCATAGCGTCCTTTTGCTCTAGCAAGAAGTCTATAGGTCTAAACTCAGGCCACAACTCCTTTGGCTTGATGTTTACAGGGTCAGACTTGTACTCATCCCAATTTGGAATACTAGACCAAACACCAGACTTCCACGCATCGTTGTTTATCATTTCAGTGTGATACAAGTCAACCATGCTCATAGGTGTACCTACGGCGTATATGCTTGTACCGGGACTCAACATAGGCGTAATCTTCTTTCTAAACCAGTTTCGCATGCCAGTCCAGTCAACATCACCACTGTCGTCAATAACGTCATCGAAAGCAATGCAAGCAGGATGCTCGCCACGAATCGCAGCACCCACGCTAGTAGCCCTTATCCATGCCCCATTGGTAAAATGCAACTCTAACTTGTTGCCCTTTTTGTTACTTAGAAACTTAGACAGTTGCGGGTGCCTCTTCATGTCCTCTCTTATCTCTTCCAGTCTTCTAGTAGCAAGGTCCTTGCTTGCTGAGAAAAGCCAACAGGTAAAGGGTTTGTTGCGCCATCTCTCAAACAAAGCGCTGTGCAATAGTTTTACCCTAAGAGTAGTTGATTTACTGTGGTCCCTCGGCGCAATCACACAGACCCTATGTACCTGTGAGTCACCTCTCGTTCCGTACATGTCCATCCATTCGCCAATGTGGTCGCCCCATGTATACCCTAACCAACGATAGAAGTAGGACACATCGTTGCGTGACCTTTCCATTGAGAAGTCAAGGTTAAAACTACTCATTATCTCACCGAGGTTTTCCAAAGAATGAGAAAGCCTACAATATATATAATAATACCTTCGACCATTATATCACCGGAGCAAACAAATTACCAATCAGCCCTAACTTCTCATCAATCATGTGAGCGCATAGTCCGGGTCTAGACAAGACATAACCCTTCCTGTAGTGCCATCTATCGTCACCTGCCAAGGAAGGCAACTGCACAACCATAGCACCGCCCTTTTCTATGACAGACTGATGGTGCAGATGACCGTGGAACCATATCTTATTCTCGCAAGACCCCCACTGTTGCCACTCTTCCTTAGCCATTAACGACGGAAGGTCCATACCCTTGACTCCATCGCCGTGAGTAAAACCCATTAGTGTATTGCCCCACGACACGTACTGTCTTAGTTTGGGGTCAACAACTACGTTTACATCATCGACTTTATCATAGATAGCCTTGAGATACATCATTAGGGCAATCGCAAGGTGCCTGTCGTGGTTTCCTCGCATAAAGATAACTTCCACAGGAGAAACTCCACGTAGCAACTCGATATGCTCTCTTGCCAACTCACAACCATCCATAAATATCTGCGTAGGACTTACGGCCATGTCTTGCGGTGTACCGCTAGTTGTATGACCCTGCTCGTTGTCTATGTGAAACCAGTCAGAACCGGTAGCCAAGAATATCTTTTCGGGCCTACCGGGAAGTCTACTTATTAAGTTATGAGTCCTGTTAATAAGTCTTGACTTGGCCTCTTCTGTATCGTAGTGGTTGCCCGTTTCGTCAATCCAACACGACGACCCAAAGTGTAGGTCAGTAGGAGACATAACAACCGCGTATGGGTCAACATCGCCCATTTTTATTTTAGGTACCTTTTTTCTTGGTAGATGCCCTGTACTCAAAGCCTCTTTGAAGTCACCATAAAAAGCCTCATCTAGACTACGCCACTTATGAGCAGCCTTAGCCATAGCATTATAGTGCGCTCTTTGCGACCTAGCCAACGCGCTTTGCCTCTTCAACTCAAGAAAGTCAACAACCATGTCGTCTTCACTCATAGACATCATTTGCTCATCCGTGTAGGGAGACATTGGGTGCCTCCAATTGTGGGCTTTGATATAGTCCTGCATCCACAAGATAGGAAAGTGGAAAGCACTAGCCATTTCAGCAACAGTAAATCTACCACCTTCATTACTGTACTTTTTCTTCATGTCTCTGTGTTTGTCTCCTTCGACCTTAATAATTGCGTTAGCCTGTGGAATAAACGTAAAGTATATGTCTTTCTTATCATCATAATAACTTCTCATTGCCTCCGGTGCATCTATAGCATATTCGTCTTTGAGATTGTCTGATACGTCAGTAGCAAAGTTAGGCTGTGTTGCGCTTATCTTTGAACCTTGGAAGTTTGTGTACTCTATTTCACCACCTGCCCTCTTCCAACGCATAATAGCGTTGCGCCAAGCGTTGATAGTTCGCTTTGGCTCTAGACCATGCAAGAATCTAGCAAAGTCACTTTCACTCTTAAACTCACGCGCATGCGCGTATTCTTCAATCATTTCTGTTCCGCCGAGCATCTTAGTGCGCCCGGAGAAGGTCTTATCCTCCTGTCCCATTAACCTATCCGAGTAGCAGGGGATATATAACGATTGCGGTGGGCTGCATTATTTTTATTTATTTTGCCAAGCCCAGAAAAAATAAACAGGCATACTGCAAGCCTGTCTGATAATTCTTTTTTTATTTCAATAGTGTTTTTAGAATGGCGGCTGCTCACCTACTATCTAGATTAGTAAACTAAGTGATTAGTTATAGTATTTTAAGAACATACTATAGAAAGAATTAAACAAATAGAAAGAATAGGCGCAGTATCGCGTTTTATTTTTTTTGTAAATAACTGAAAAAAAAGAAAAAATAAGGGAAAAGGTTAAAAAACACCTACTATTAGGAGTAAATATGTCTGAGCGTAAGTGGTATCAGTTTTGGCGTGGCAACGAAGCCAAGCCAACAAGTGTAAGTGCAAGAATAAGTACAAAGAAAGAAGGTTTTAGAGCAGTAGCGGGAGTACCCGATGTCATGCGTGATACAGAAAGGCTGCAAAAAGACAGTAACTACGACAACGAGTTTGACATGTACGACCTTATGCTAAAACTCGACCCCGAACTAAACGGTGCAGTTCGCGCTGTCAGCCTTACGGCCAACAATTACGAGATAAATTACGCAAAAGGTAAGAATGCGGGTATTCGCAACGCAATCAAAGAACTGGTAGAAGACACGCTAGACTTCGATGACATCTTAATTACTGCTCTTAGAAACCTTATGGTTTACGGCAACGACATAAACAAGATAGTAGGAAGGCAAGGTGTAGGTATAACTGACCTACAAAGCCTACCCGTCAAGCAAATTACCATAGTAGATGAGAGGGGAGGGCTAGAAAGAAGTTTTAATGCCGATGAGGAAAACCCTATTATACGCCCAGACAAGTATATCATGCGCGAGCAGAAGTATAATACTGTTGCTATTCCTGCACAGGAGATACTACACATCAGGGTTGACTATCGGTCTAACTGGTTTGTCGATAATAAGGGTCGCAAGACCTACGGTGTATGGGGAGCATCTCGCTTTACCGCTCTTAAGCAAGCCATACGCATGAAGTACAACAGCCTTAACAACCGCCTGTCCCTTGAGGACAGTATGACCAAGCAGTACATCACCATAGACAAGTCTGCCATAGAGCATATCCAAGACCCGGCAGAGCAAAGCGAAAGGCTAAATCACATTATGGGCGAGGTTATCAAACTGTTTGAGGGACTACGAGGCGACCAGATACCTGTGCTTCCACACTACGTTAACCTGCA